ACTCTATCAGCAACAGACACAGCAATAGCAAACGCTGGCATATGGGCTGGGGAGGTAGAATTGAAAGACTCCAATGGTGCTATATCAGAACAGACACAGACATTCCAATTTATATTAGAAGAAAGCTATTAGGTAAAGACTTATATATCTAGATATTATAGTATCTTTATGTTAACACTGGAAGATATTAACAATCATGTTTATTTCTTATTCAGAAAATCTCAAGCAGAAGCTATGAGAACACCCAGATTGGGTAAGATTCATGTCAGTGATTTGATCAAACCTTGTATGAGATATGTAATCTATAAAAAAATATCAACCAGTTCAGGTATGAATACTGAAGAGTTAAAGAGTTTGTACTTTGGCCAACTAGTACACGCACACTCACAACTAGCAGAGAAAGAACACCATGAGAAATTCTTAGGGTACGACTATGTGGAAGACAAGGTTGTAGATTTAAAGTGGGCACAATCATTAAAAGAAGATGATCCAAAACACCTAGATATAATATATGGTTCAATAGATGACGTGATAAAGATTGGTGGTGAGTGGGTTATAGTGGATAAGAAAACCACTGGATCTATAGGATATTTCCAGAAATATAACTCAAAGGCTAGTGATAGCCATAAGGCACAGATCAATGCCTACGGAGCATTACTCAAGAAATGCTATGGTATGGAAGCAAAGAGGGGCTGTGTTATGTACATATCAAATCAAGTAGTTAAAGAAACAAGAGATAGACCAACAGCATTATCATTCAAATTAAATGATCCAGATAAAGAATTAGTATCATTAATAGAAAAAGCAAAGACAATAAAAGACGCATTAACTAATAAGACATTACCAGAGAGGACGAAGAACTTCCTCTGCGATGGTATGTGTCCATTCGCAACAACGTGCTTCGAAGACAATAGAACGAAGTATGAATGAAACTATACTTCAACGCAAATAATAAGGCAACTCTAGAAGCATTAGAACAATGTGGTGTTAAGAATGTAATGCTATCTCACAGATATTCATATGCAAATATCAATAAATTCCATGATAGATTTGAATCTATATTTGTGGTCGCTGGTACAAAAGGAGATCCAGATAAATACCATGAGTTCCTAAAGTCCAAAAAAGAATACTACGAACACGCAACTCAGTTTGATGTATACTTTGATATGGATGCAACATTAAAGTATTGGAAACAAGAACAAGAGATGGGAATAGATTGGACAGTGCCAGTATTACAGGGTAATTATACACATCATCTATCTCAATTAAGGCCAGAACCTAATAGTCTTGGGTGTCTAGGGGAGATAAAAGGTATCGCAGAACTAGAAGATCAGATGAGAAAACTCCCTGGTAATCTGAGGTATCATGGATTGGCCAAATCAAAGTTTATTAAAAATAGGATATTCGAAAGTGTTGATAGTGCTGCTTGGATATCAGTTGCATTAGCCAAGAAGAGTGAGATATGGACAGGAAGTGATTCCATGAGCATGATGTTTGGCTATAAAGGTAGGGGTATGGTCCCAATGTTGAGACATTATTGTGAAAAATATAAGGATAACTTAGACAAGGTGGGAATAACAGTGGAAGAAATAATTAATTGTGATTATGATGCATTGTTAAAAGCACCAATTGCATTAATGTTTATGCCACAGTTAAAAACATATGGATTCTATGATGAGAATTTCAAGCAGTAATCCTTATAAGCATTGATTTAGTAATTGGTTATATGGCCGATGATGATATCTTTAAGATTAAACCTGTAGGAAATACGAAACTCGTAATTGAAAACAAAAGAAAGACAGTATCTCCTTTCAACTCTGCTAAGAATTTAAAGTTTGCAAACATACCAGCACTATGTGATCAATGTGTATACAGATCAATAGATGATGGTGGTAATGGTAAATGCCCAAAGTATGAAGCAGGTGCAGTGTGTGCCATAAGAGATGATTTTGTTAAATTTATAGCAGAGTTAGATACTAGGGAGCCTGAAGACGTAAAGGCCATGTTAGATATGTTGGTTAAACTTTCATTTGAAAATGTATTGATGGCCTTAACTCAAGCGAAGATGGATGGAAACATACCAGACAGAAATACAAAATCAGAAATTAACTCATTATTAAATATAGTAAAATCCATAAACGATTTGAACAGTAAGATATCAATAACAGAAGAAAAGAGATACACCAAAGAGGGAGATATCGAAAACATCTTTAGACAGATAAAGGCACAGAAGTCAGAATGAACGAAGTATATAATATAAAGCATTGTATTTATTGTGGTAAGAGAGGATTCAAAGACTCTGATGAAGTAATATTACATATCAAATCTAAACATATGGTGATTGGCAGTGGTTAACGCAAACCTATCAGACTATGAAAGATTACATGATACCAACCATCAGTACAGTAATGATTATTGTGTTAAATGTGGCCACTACCCTGAAGTCTCTTACGTTAGAGAAGTAGACTGCGAGTGTAATTGTCATGATGAACCTAAGCCTTACCAAAACGACACAGGTATTCCAAAGAACAGAGGATAAAATGACTAAAGTTCAAAGAAGTTATGGATGTTGTTTGTATTGTGGACATTGTACTGACGAGGTTATCGCAGAAATGATGGAGTGTAAATGTAATTGTCATGTCTAGAAAAGGCTATATGTGTTTCAGATGTGGTCACTCTGAAGTTGAGGACGTAGAGGATTGTGGGTGTAAGTGTCATGGCTAGGCCAAACAAGGAAGTCCTAGAAGAGAGACAAAATTTCCTACAAACTATAACAGAGTGTGCTGATAACCCAAGTAAGTTTAGTGAGGTGTTTCTAAACCATAAACTATTTCCATATAATAAACAGTATGTAGACTGTAAAGATAGATTCATAGTATATAGATCAGGTCGTCAGGTAGGTAAAACTATGAGTACAGCAGTTAAGGCCATACACTTTGCATTCTTTGCACCTCTTATGCTGAAGACAGTTGGCCAGGATTGTACAATAGTAATCGCAGCACCTACACAAAATCAGGCCACAATTATGTTCGGTAGGATTAGAGATATGATTATGAGAAGTGAATTCTTAAGAGGATATGTAATACGTAATACACAAACAGAGATGTGGGTTAGGTTTCTAGATAATACAGGTTCATCTAAAATAGTAACAAGAGCAACAGGAGAAACTGGTGTCAGTTTGAGAGGTTATTCTCCTCACGTCATCATTGCAGACGAGTGCTCCTTTATCAAGACAGATATACTCAGAGCGTTCTTACCTTCTGGTTTGGCAACACAGGCTAGGGTGTGGTTAACATCTACACCGTTTAGTAAGTCTGGGTATTTCTATGAGGCCTGTCAAAATGCAAGACCAACAAACCCTGAAGGAATGTGGAGAGAGTTTCACATCAAGTCAACAGACAACCCACTGGTACAAGAAGATCCAACCTTCATAGAAGAGATTAAAAGATTAACAAGAGAGGAGTATGTTCAAGAGGTAGAAGGAGAGTTCCTAGACATAGGTGACTCATTGATTCCTAATAGTTTAATCATGGAAGCTGTGACAGATGGTACACCAAAGGGTAGGATAAGATATTACATGGGAGTTGATGTTGCAAGAACTGGTATGGATGAAACAGTATTTACAATTGTTGGGGTGGATGAAAACGACACTGTGTTTGTAGAAGAAGTTGAATCAGAATCACAATCTAATGTAGTAAATGTTGCTGGTAGGATACGAGACTTTGTACATAAATATCATGTTGAAACAGTATATGCAGATGAAACTGGCCTAGGTGGTGGGCTCATAGATTTGTCGAGGGAGCAGGGATCTCCAATGAGAGGAGTGATATTCACACTTCAAGAGAAGGCTGATATGTATAAGAATCTAAGATTATTATTTGAAAACCATAAGATAAAACTGAAGAATATAAACAAATTAGTATACCAATTATCCTATCTAAGAAGAGAATATACAGAGACAGGGATAATGAAAATAAAATCGGATGAACATGACGACTACCCAGACAGTTTAGTGCTCGCTTGTAAGGCCGTAGCATCAGGAGATGGATGGTATTTATTAAACGTGGGAAAGGGAATAAAGAATGCCATGTTCGGTTAACTTTATAAATGATTATATGGTTGAATATATATGGCAAGACCTGTAAAGAAACCATGGCAACATCCTCCTATTAGGAGTCCAGCTACTGGAGAGGCTGGAAAATGGGAGTCTACTGCTGGAAGAGATATATTCATACCAATAGGAGAAAAGGATGCAGATGAAGTAGGCCGTGATGAATTAGAGAGATGGTTACACCCAAGACCAACATTTAGATCAGCAGACTCAGAGCCAGATGAAGAGATTGAAGGTGTAAAAGAAGAGATAGAGAAAACACCAGAGGGAACTGAGAGAATAATACCAGAATCATCAAGAACCACACCTGAATCTAACATTAAACCAAGTATATTTGGAGATCCAATTGAAAACCTGAACAGTAATGTAGGAAAAGAGCAGGGATATGGCAATTTAGACAATGCATTTACACAAGATGTAGGGGAAACTGATCATGGTCGATCAGGAACTGACACATCTAACCGAGATAGCGAAACTTATATACGATCACAAGAAAGTAACAGTAAGAGGAAAATAGATATGAATAAGATAACCCACACCAAAGTTGGAGACGATATACACTTCTATGTCAATGGAAAAGAAGATAGAGGAATTGTTGTTAAAATGGGTAGTAGTTATATACAAGTTTTTAAGGAAGATGGAGGAATTCATGACATCCATATAAACGATACGTTTTTTGTTAAGGATATAGTCGTAAATAAAACATGGGATAAAATGGATAGTACAGAAAGATATGAAGCATTAAATAAAATTCATGCACCTTCACCAAGATTTATTATGAAGAGTTGGGCTGACCTACCAGCAGAAATTAAACAATTGTTAAGTAAAACTGGTTGGACATATGAGCCAGGTACATCAAAAGATTCAGAATCACAAGACCATAGTAGAACTGGTAACCAACAGAAAACACAGTATGATGCAGATGTAAAAGAGAAAGATGAAAACTCATCTTCTGGAAGATCAGGATCTGGCATAGGTAGAAACGCTAGATTTGGACAAGCAGGAAAATCAGATGTAGAATTACAACATGGATCTGAACCAATGCTAGGTGGAGTTTCAACAATAGAAGAACCATTAGATGCAGAAGAAGATTATGAAGGACAAACACATGATCCTAAAGCAGAACAATTTAAAAATCAAGCAAACTTTGATCCAGCAACAGGTAAAAAGAAAAATGGATTTGATAGTATCTACGGTCCACACACTGGAGAGCCAGGTACAGATCAAAAATATGGAGATAAAAAATCAGGTATGTTAGGAGTACCAGACTACAATGTAAACACATTTGGTATTAATTACTCTGCTTCAAAGACTGATAAAAAAGATGACAAAGATGCCAAAGAAGAAGAGTAGAGTAGCAAAATCTAAAGTTAGTGCTAAAGATTGGAGCACTAGAAAATGTATAATCGTAATAGCAATATCTGCTATAGTAGGTTACCTAATAGGCAGTGCAATCTAATGGCCGAAATTGAATGTGAATGTGATTGTGGATGTTTTGATGACATCTGCGAATGCGAAGATTGTGAGTGCGAACACGCAGACTTAGATTAGAAACGTTTATATATTTAGTATATATACTCTTACATCATGAGGAGAGACAAGATATTTAAATGTATTGAATGTGGTTCAGTTCTTCCTCCAAGATATAAGGGTAGACAGAGAATTTATTGTGGTAATACTTGCAGAAAAAACTATACTGCTAAGCGTCCTTAGTAGGATATGTTGAATGTGCTTCAGTTTCAGAACTATGATCTTTAACATACTCTGCTAGTATTTTATGAAACACGGCAGAGTCACTCTCATACATTTCTCCATTTCTGGTCTTCTTTACCAGTTTAGCAAACCTTCTAAATAATTCTTTATCTTCCCAAGTTATTGAAATCGTGGTATGTGAACTGCCAGCTTTACGTCTTGCCATAGTATGGTATTATATGTTAAATATATAAATCTTACTGTCTAAAGATATTGCATTTATGGGTACAGATTTCTGAATCCCCAGCAGTATAATATCCTAC